ATCAGATTCTAAACCAATCGTTTTATTAACACCATTTACTTTTGCCGTTTTTGGTCGAACTGAATTAACTATGTGATATCCTGTACCTTTGCGGTCTTTGTCCATTCTCCATGGGTGCTCTTCTTTTGATTTTTTATCTTTTGCTTCAGTAATAGATTGTTTTGGTACTAATACTTCAATACCTTCAGGAATATTTTCATAATATTCTTGTTCTTCATCAACCTCAACTTCTGTTTCTTCTTGATGTGGTGTAATAAAGTTTGCCGCTATTTCTGCTTTCTTTGCTTCAATATGCGCCATTACACGGTCTTGAATTGCTGAATATAACGCATCTCTTACTCCAAGAGAATCGTCATCAAAGGTGTAATCTATAACTGCTCTACTGTTAGACATTTAATATCTCCTATAAAATTCTTTTTAATCGTTCAAATGTATTGGGTTCTTCAACTTCTTCTTTTTTAGCCGTTGGTTTTGGCTTCGGTTTCATCTTAGCTAAAGCAATCTTGTTATCGAAATCTTTTTTAGCCATATCTTGTTGATGCTCAATATCTGTTGGGTGAATTGGTTGTTCCGGTACTGTACTTAACATTGCTTGAGCGGCAACATCATTCGTAACAGAAACTGGTAAACCAAGTCCGGCTTCTTTTTCTTTCTCAATTTCATTTTGCATAACCTTGATTTCACTGTTATCCATGCGTAGAACATTCTTCTGAATCCACGCTTGTGAGAAATATCTACCGGTATATGGGTCTACTTCTTGTAACAATGACAATCTTTCTTTCATTAACTCAGCATCTTTTAGTTCTGAGAAGTTGTTATCGGTAATAAAATCGTAGTGAATGTTTTCTTTAAAAATCTTCCACTCATTTTCATTACAAATACCTTTGAGTACACATTGAACTCTCAATGCTTGGTCAAAGACTTCGGCAAACTTTTGACGCATACGGTCAACAAACTTTGCAAACTTTAATTCATCTCTTGTAATCTCATTTGTACGACCTAGTGAGAAACCTGAAGTCTCAGGATTCAAACGTGAAATTGGTACACACAACGCTTTATATAGCTTCTTTTCAAAGTACTTAACGTCTTCGAGTTCACCTAAATTTTGTCCACCAGGTAATGTGGTAATCTCTGTACCTTTACCACCTTCTCTACGTGGTAACCAGAAGTCTTCCATCATAGATAAGAATTTACGGTCGTCACGAACTTCACCAGTGTTTGCATCATATACAAGTTTGTTCTTGTACTTTACCATGATGTCACGTAAGTATTGTTCAGCTTTTAGTTTAGGTAAGTTACCAACGTCAATGTAGAATATACGTCTTTCTGGTGCTCTAGAGATTCGGTAAATAACTGTAGCATCTTCAATCATACGTAATTGATTGAGCGGTTTAATTGCTTTGTGCAAGTATGATAAAACAACGGCACGGCGTGAATCCATCAAGCCAGAAACGATGGAGAGCACAGAGTCTGTGGTTATGCGTACACCTACTGGTCCGAAGCTGGAAGACGATCCTGTAGTGACCTTGTCGTTCCAAATGTAGTATTCGTTGACTACGTTCATAATGTCAACACCGGTACGCTCATCTTTAGTCTTTTTAATCTCACGAACCTTTTTAAGTTTACGTGGATCAATATATCTGAGTTCTTTAATACCAGCAGTTGGGTTTTCTCTATCGATAATTACGTGGTAGAAAAGTCTACCGTCAACGTAATATCTTCTGAAAATGTCGTGAGACATATTTCGGTAATTTAACATTCTCAAAATTGTATCGAATTCTGAGTAAATTGCTTTTTTAATTTTATCTGGTGCATCAACATCATCGAGAACAATCTTAATGCTGTTACCATTATCATCTTGGCAAATAGCTTCATTTACAATATCGTCAATGGCAGACTCGATTTCAGGTTGCATCGCCATTTCACGATAACGAGAAATCAACTCTACTTCATTCTTTGCTGTACCATCTAAATCAACATACGTGCCGTAATATGCGGCAGATGTTATCGTTAACGCTCCATCGTCATTGCTCGGTGGTGAGAATGATGGTTGAGTTTGTTGACTTTCAATATCTTTATCACGAGATATCGTAAAGCCAAACAGCGAAAATTTATTTAATGGGTTCATATTGCCTTTTTATCATTTCACAAAAACATAAGGAGACCCCGAAAGGTCTCCATCGAATAATTAAACGTCTGTACTTGCAGTATTTGTCCAGTATTGATAAGCAAACGTTACCGTGTACTCTTCAATTGAGTCAGTTGTATCCCAATTTAAGTCGATAGTTGAAACATCAACTGGGAACATGCCAACAAAGTCATATGCTTGAATACTATCACCAGATTTACCGTATTGAGTTACAGTTGCATCTGATGTATAGCTTGCAGGTCCTACAGCGTTAGCGGCACGTAAGTTGCCAGCATGACTATTGATATTATTTAGCCAGTTCTCCATAGCTGAACGAATAACGAAATCTTCATCGTTGATGATTGTTAATGTCCAGTCTGCGAATGTTCTGTTACCAGCAAACTTAATTTCACGACCAAAGTAGTGAAGCGGTACGTTGTTAACTGTTGAACCAGGCAATTGTGCGGCTTTAGCCATGAACTGGAGTTTCTTTCCAGCGTTTGTGGCATTGTTTACAATTGCTGGTAATGTTAGAGTCACATTGAACAGATTAGGACGTGCACCGTCCCCTGTCAATTGTGCTCTAAATTCTGATACGTTGAATGTCATTGTGTTCTCCTACTTGTTATTTATACTGAGCCAACAACTGTTGAGAAGTCAACACCTGTATCTACAGCAACAAAGTTCAACTGAATGAAATTCGTAGAACGATTCGGTACAACATAAATGCTACCAACAAACTGATTTGCATTAATAACTTGAGGTGTGTTATTAGTTGAATCACATTGTACGTAGAAGTTTGTAATACCACGGCGACCTTGAACGTCACGTAAGAATGGTGTCACTAAGTTAACAAATTGTGCTTGAGTGAACGAGTCATTAAATTCGAACAATGAGTATTGAGCGGCTGTAGAAATTGCTTTCTCAAGAACTAAGAACAATCTACGAACGTTGATTCTGTCAAATGCAGAAGGTTTAGATTGTAGAGTCTTGTCACCGTATAGAACAATACCTTGTCCGGGGAATGAAACGATTGGGTTAATACCAGCGGCATACAAAACATCTCTTGATGGCTTTGTAGGATTCCATGCTAGTTTAATAGCGTTCTTGATATTACCACGATTGAAACCAGCTGGTGAGAACCATGGGTCTGCAACTGCATCTGTGTTTACACAAAGACCGGCAATATCACCGTTCAATGGAATCCAACGATATACATTGTTGTACTTGTCAAATTGATATTTCCAATTAGAATCGGCAACAATATAAGATGAACTAATATTCAATACGTTTTGGAAATAGTTTACAACTGAAGATGCTTCATTACCATAATTCTGAACAACGTTTGCAGAAGGTGGTGAGAAGAAACCTACGCAATCTTGTCTTGTAGAAATAATATTGCTATAGATGTAATTCTGAACAGTTGAATCAGCATCACCAGTTAAAACTAGAGAAATGTCGATGTGTTCTTTATTTGCAAACAAACCAAAAGCAGTTTCTAATGCAGAGTCTGCTGGTTTTGGATTTGAACCGCCAGATAAAAACGCATTTTCAACTGTTGATAGCTGTACGAATGATGTATTTGCTGTTGTTGAACCCCATGTTGCATGAGTAGCAGAATACTCTGGTGGGTCCATTGCGTAGATATACTTAGAATTATTGAAAATTACTTGTTTCCAATAATTTGAATTACCGTTTATTGTAGCATCGAAGCCTTTAGAAACAAAACCAAATGTCTCTAAAACTTGTCCAGCATTACCGGTAATTAAACCACCAACGTCAGAAACGACAATATGAATCTCGTCATTTGATGCATTAACTTGAGAAGCAAATGCTGAAGTTCCTGGTGCGGATGTGAACAATGATTTGTATTGCCAGCTGTTAAAGTTTGAATTATTTGATGATGAATCGCAAACAGAAACTTGAATTGAGTTACCTAATGTGCCTGCATATCTTGCGGCAAAAGCACCATAAGTATTTGCTGAGCCATTGATATAATTTGTTAGATATGCATCTTCGTTTGCAATCTGAATGCCACCGGAACCTGTTAGTGTCAATGCATTGTTACTTTGATTAGTACCACTTGCGTTAACTGCACGAACCACATTTAGATTATTACCGTATGCTAAGAAGTTAGCGGCAGTAAAGAAAGCAGTTGCAGAGTTTGCATCTGGTGGTCCAAATGTGTTTACTAAAGTTGTTTCGCTGTCTATCAGCATAATGTGATTGGCTGGACCCCATTGAAAGTCGCCAGCAAATGCACCAGCAGTCGTTAATACTGATGGAACGACTGTTGTTAAGTCAATCTCAGTTGTATTTACGCCTGGAGAGATTTGAATCGCCATTGTTTTCTCCTTGAATTATTTTGTTCTTTTTGGCAGATTGTACCAATAAAGGTATTTATGCACCATCACTTTTACATGCGGTTAATTGAATCACGCATAAATCTGCTGTAAACTGGACTTCCATCAGCAACTTCCCATAAGTCACCACCTACAAGTTCCAGGTCATGTCTCATACCATCATCCATAATAGGTTCAACGACTGTTTCATCGTCAAATTGATTCATATTTTCAAGCTGGACTTGTTTTCTTAGGTCGTGAGCAACGATTTCTTTAAAATATGGTTGCGTGGTAACCCATCCAAACATGACCAAACCCATTACCAAGTCATCATTTGCACCCTGTTCAGCGGCAAAAGTGTTCTTAGTTTCTACGAATGTTGTCAATTCTGAGTATGTTGCAAAGTCATTGATGAGTAATTTGTCACCTTCAATCAAAGTTTTTAAGTTAGAAGTACCAATTTTCTTAACTTGTGGTGACATTTTGAGTCCTAATTGAACTCCTCTAGCAAAACCGGCAGACAACTGTTGTGGTTTCTTGTTACCGGTAAACACTTTCCATAGATTTTCGTATTCTAAATCTGCATGTAAAGTATCTGCAATCTGTGGTGTGTTGTTGATTTCTACCAGTACGTAAGCATCATTGTAGTATCTGGCCGCATTGTAAATGACTGTTGGGAACAATAGCGGTGTAATAGATGAACTCTTATAAGTTGCCACTTGTTTATAGGGTAACTCTGATATGTCAATGACCGAGAAAGCAGAACTATCTAAATTCTTACCTTCAGAAACGTCTACGACAAGACAATATAATCTATCTTTAACGTATTTTATACCGTCTGTTTTGATAGGATGCTCGTATATCTTCATCAGGTCATGTTCTGCAATCGCATCCATGTACCTTAACTGTGCTAACTTGTAGCCAGAAATCAAAGTATTTGAAGAACCTAAGAATTCTGTTTCAAACTCCTGCTGGAACTGACGTAAAGAAGTGTTTCGAATTGTTTCTTCTTTCCATGCCTCAGTTCTGCCAGGAACCATTGACCAATGAATCTCAAATGGTTTGTAACCGTTCTTCTTACCGATAGCATCCATCCATAACTTGTAGAACAGGTTCATACCGTTAGGTGTAGAAACAATAATAATCTTAGATGTTTTACCGGAAGAGATTACA